AATACGTCAGCATGTTAAGTAACGGAACCGGTTATACGCAATCTCTCTCAGCATGGGATTGTATTTAAGCCGAGCACATCTCACAAATCTCCTCCGTCTCTTCATATTTCTGATTCTCTCCCATCTCCTTCTTCTCCGGCTCAATCGTAAACTGTTGCGCCTGATGTCTAGCCCTTCTCCTTAAATAATAAATCCCCGTCTTCAGACCCTTTGACCACGCATAGAAATGCATCGACGTAAGCGTATTATAATTCGGGTCTTCCAACCAAAGATTTAAACTTTGGCTCTGGCAAATATAAGCGCCTCTATCAGCCGCCATATCAATGAGTTGCTTCATTGGAATCTCCCATACCGTCTTATAACATTCCCTAATTTCCTTCGGAATAATATCAATATGCTGAATACTCCCATGATTGGCAATAATATTATTCTTAACCGTCTCATTCCATAGCCCCAAATCAATCAAATCATTCATCAAATACTTATTTGCTAAAATAAACTCCCCTGCCAATGTTCGGCGGTTATAGATATTACTCGTAATCGGCTCAATACACTCATTATACCCCAAAATCTGTGACGTAGATGCTGTGGGCATGGGTGCCAATAATAGCGAGTTACGTAGACCCAGCTGTTGAATATCCAACTTCAAATCCTCCCAGTCATATCTATTCGATGGCGTAACCCCCCATAAATCAAACTGTAACTTGCGCTTACTTGCGGGAGAGCCATCGAATGTTTCATATGGTTTATCAGTAGCTGCCATGATACATGATTGTTCGAGAGCGCCGTGATAAATGGTCTCGAATATATTACGATTAATTTCCTTTGCCTCATCGCTATGAAACGGGAGTTTTAGCATCATAAAGACATCGGCAAGGCCCTGAACTCCAATGCCGATGGGACGGTGCCTCATATTACTACGCCGAGTCTTCTCTGTAGGGTAATAATTCACATCAATAATTTGATTCAGGTTATACGTAACAATTTTGGTCACCTTATGTAGCAATTCATAGTCGATGGTTTTCTCTGCGGCATTTACGAACATAGGCAGGGCAATGCTCGCCAAATTACAAACGGCTGACTCTTTATCGTCTGAATACTCGATTATTTCGCTGCATAAATTTGATGATTTAATGACTCCCACATTCTGTTGATTCGACTTCTTATTCGCCGCGTCCTTATAACATAGATATGGCGTCCCGGTTTCCATTTGAGCATCTAGAATCTGAAACCATAGCTTACGTGCGCTCATGGTTACACGACCCTTTCCCTCTTGTTCGTATTTATTATATAGAGCAACGAATTCATCGCCGTATACATCGGCTAGTCCCGGACACTCATCCGGGCACATAAGCGTCCACTTTCCGTCCGCCTTTATACGTTCCATGAACAAATCGGGAATCCATAGGGCATAAAACAGTTCGCGCGCCTTCAGCTCTTCGTCTCCGTGATTCTTACGCATCTGTAGAAATACCTCGATATCGGCATGCCATGGCTCCAAATAAATGGCAAAACTACCATTCCGTTTACCTCCTTGATTGACATACTTTGCCGTGTTATTAAATACGCGTAGCATGGGCACAATTCCGGTAGATTCGCCGTTTGTCCCGCGGATTTTACTACCCGTGGCGCGAATATTATGAATATGTAGTCCGATTCCGCCCGCCCACTTGGAAATCATGGCGCAATCCTTGAGCGTGTTATAAATCCCGTCCATGCTATCGCTTTCCATGGCAAGTAGGAAACACGACGAAAGTTGGGGGTGAGGTGTGCCTGCGTTAAATAGCGTCGGTGTGGCATGAGTGAAATACTTTTGTGACATGTATTCATAGGTCTCGACGATTTTGCTATAATTATCTCCGTGGATTCCTACTGCGACGCGAAGCCACATATGCTGTGGTCGTTCGACGGACTTGTTATCAATGCGCATCAAATAGGCGCGTTCGAGTGTCTTGAATCCGAAATAATCAATCAAATAATCGCGGTCGTAATTACATAGGTTATCTAGATTGGCGGCGTGTTTCGTTACGACGGCCATGAAAGCATCGGTCACGATGGGAGCATGCTTTCCTGCCGTATCATAATTATGGAAAAGCTCGCTCACTACCTCTACGAACGACGACTTTGTGTTTTTATGATGATTCGAAACCACAATACGACCGGCCAATATGTTATAATCGGGGTGAATAGAGGCCATGGAGGCACACTGCTCGGCGGATAGTTCGTCGATTTTTGTTGTGGATATTCCGTCATAGAGCTGGTCAATGACCTTCATCACTAGAGACGTATAGTTCATTTTCAGCCCGACTTCTTGTCCCAGCGTTTTGATGCGTTTGAGAATCTTATCGAAAGATACGATTTCTCGCTCGCCATTACGCTTAGTGACATACATTTCTTCGGCATTTTCAAAGGACGACATGATATATTCTTTATCATGTCGGCGTAATTTTATATCGTTTCAATTTTTACACAATTCCTATTACTCAATTACGTGAATTTCTTTATATTCCACTATTTTGTAATTGGAAGGAATTAGGCACGTTTTTTTCTTTCGCGTTTTTTCGCCTGTTGTTTTTTGGCCTAGACAAAACTCTAGCATTTTTGGCGAATTCATATCAATAATCCAATTACTTGTATTGTAAACTCTTCGTAAATAGTGATTCATAAAAGTGTCTAACCAAGGGAACAGAATTTTACATCTATTTTGAATGGGAATCTTATGGAAAAACTCTTGATATGTCTTAGAACTTTCATATAATGGTTTCAATACATCGATTTGATTGTTTATTTCTTTCGATAATTCGGCTTTTATGTATGCGCTTAGTCTTGTGGGCGTGGCATTCATCTTACAAATATCAGTAAAGAATGTAAAGTCGACTTTTTTACTCGGGTCAATTAAAAACCCTATTTCATTTCTGTAATTCGCATACATAGAATTGTTTGCCATTCGTGCGTCAAAATGTTTCTCATACCAAGTTTGCGAATAATTTGCCATGTAAAGATAAGCCAGACTTAGTGGTTTCGTCGATTTTCTAGGATGGTCTTTGGACATATCTTTTTCTATACAATCAATATTTGACATATCATCAAAATCAAATACGGAAATGGATGGAATTTCTCTGTAAACGTGACACAGTAATGTCTTTAGCATAATGGCAGTCCCGCCGCCCTTTTCCAGATTCATATTTAGGGCGCATTCGGGCTCGTAGTCGATGGTTGTTATTTTAGCGCTAATTGGTTGGTTATCACGGTATAAGTAGGATATGTTTACAGCGGGGAACCAAGGAACCTGCGGAAACCCCGCTTTCGCATAGCGAGTCCCCTCCTTTCTTTCTGAAACTTTGGGTATTTCAAATTCCTTCCTGGGGTTCATTATGGGATTTCTTAATGAAAATTTTATAAAGAAATCCAGGAATCCATGATGGTATGTTCCGCCTATCGTGAATGAACGCGTGCCTATATTGCCGTCTCGATTCGGAGATGATATGTCCGTTATTACAAAATTATACTTTCCTGAAGTTACTGTTGTTTTTATCATTTGCTATATAACGTCTATATATTTATGTCTGTTCCGTAACATTTAGTGGCAAAGCAAAAGGAGGTATTCAGGTCTAGACGAAAAAAGGAGGTAATCCGGTCTAGATGAAAAAGTAGGTAGTCAGGTGGAAAAGAAAAAGTAGGTAGTCAGGTCGAAAAGAAAAAGGAGGGGGTCAGGTCGAAAAGAAAAAGTAGGTAGTCAGGTCGAAAAGAAAAAGGAGGGGGTCAGAGGGGGGACCTTGGTCCCACCTCAAAAATTGAATTTATATTTTTCGTTATGTATTATACCACAACGAAAAAATGAGTAGTTATCAAACCCCCCAAAACCCCCAAAACCAAAAATACTTTCGCGATGCCGGTATTATTGACGTCGCTCTATGTGCTTTGAATTCGAAAGATAAAGACCCCCGACTCGCCAAGTCTGTAGTTACGACAATTGCCGCTTTGGCAAAGGATCCTATCAACCACGCCATTCTTCTTCAAACTAGAATTATTGATAGAATAGTCAACGTTATTACTGATTTTATGGACGACGAAGATGTATTGAGTTATTGCCTGAAGTGTTTGTATATTCTTGACGAAGATATGATGAATAACATTATTAAAAATATGGAAGAGGAGGGCGAACTTGAGCCAAATTCGCTAGGTGGCGATGACACCCCTCCGGCTAAGGAGTCGAGACCTGTGGTAAATGTGAGAATTAAGCCATCGAGCACTTAGCATGGCTCACCATCTTCGTCGAGTTTAATTAGACATATCGAGTTGGTTAAATTCAAATTATGTATAGCGTATCCTTCAGTTTCTTGTGTTACTTGAGTCTTGGGTTGGCGTTTCTTAGCATTTCTGTGTTCATAACCTGATATTCTTTCTTTTTCTATGGTTTCCCATACAGACTTTATCTTCGGTAACGCCGCATCGAACCATTTTTTATTCCTCTGGATTAAAACACACGAAAACTCGTCCAAATACCAATAAATGACAGAGTACAATACCATTCCTTCTGTTTTGTTAGCGTTTCTGGTCTCTTTAATCCAGTCGTCTATAGATTCTTTATCCAAATCTGAGGTCAACGGCATATATACATATTTTGGCTTGGTCGCGCCGGTCGTCTTTTCCATAAATCCCAAAATAACGCCTTTATATTCGCGTTCTGTATCGTCATAGAAGTCTTGTTCCGTGGAGTATTCCATAAATCGGGTTTCAACGAAATCGCACTTGTCCCTATTACATGTTTCCATTTGTCCCTGTGTCTGAACCCAGTGTTCCTCTTTGGGAATTCCGGTAATATCGCGATTTTTAACGTTTTTAATTTCCACCATCCGGCCGTATTTCGGACTCGCTGGGTCAATATTGATACCATCCGGCGAGGCACCTATGAAATAATATTGGGGGTGCGGAATACACCCGAATTCGGCCAACTTCGTCTGATATATTTCTTCATATAACATTACCGTAAGTGGCTCGTATTTTACGCCCCAATGTAGCGCGGATTCTAGATTGGCATTATCGAATACGCTGCCGTCCGTTAGCGAATCGCTCCGTGACGCATATTGACTACACTTTTCATAGATGATACTATTCACTTGACTTTCCGAGCCAAATACTTTCCATAAATTACTCGCCGTAATAAGGCCATTTCGCACATCATGCCATTCTTTCGTTTTTTGTTTGGGTTGGTTTTCGTTTACTTCTTGTAGATAGGCGATTTGTCTGGCTATAGATTCTATGTCATTATTGGACTTTTCTTCCATAGTGCTTTCATAAAGAACTGACCTTGGAACGACGCCGCAAATATCCAAATAAACACTTGTGTTTTGCTCTACGAATTCGGTGACTTCTTCAAAATCGCTATCGGTGTCTTCACATAGATTAAATTCTACCCAGTTTTTGAAGAGTTGCTCGGATACGTAGTCTTTCATATCTTCATAGAAACTGGGCAAACGCATATCCAGGATATTAGTATTCATATAGTCGTCCAAATCTGAATATAGGTTCGATGTCAAATCGGCGATTTCGTCTTCCGTGAAATTATCGAGGAGGGAGGGTTTTGTGGTTTCATCTTCGGACTCGGATTCGGACTCGGATTCGGACTCGACTTCGACTTCGGCGTTCATTATAGCTAAGATATATAATCAATATATTTCTATATTGTATTTTTACTTTTATTTCGCTAATACGTTGTTTAATTTCCATGTCAATTTTTGAGGTGTAACCCTACGGTTCTTCCTCTAATATATACTTGTTGATAAAATTCGTCCTCTCGTATGGTTTCAAAAGCCCCCATATTATTTTTATTTTGCGCTCTGTATTTACACCAGTATTCCTATGAAAGTCTAGACGAATATGGTTTATCATAAATTCCGCGTCTTTATTCCCAAAATAAATATGTCTCCTTAATACGGTTTCGAAGATATTTTCTATTCCATAACTCGGTATGTATAAAAAAAGTAATAGGTCGTTCAGTAAAATCATATCGTTTAGTTGTGTCATATAGACGCTTTCTATTAACGCATAGTCAGTAACATAACTACGAATGTCGCTTAGATGATGTTTCGGCTTTGTCCTATACGTATACGGCAAAATATGATTGATTACGACGTCCTGAGGTAGTCTATTTATGAAGTTGATATTGATGTCTGATTTTGAGAGAGTCATATAGATTATATAGCCGGCGTTTTATGTTTTTTCTTTTTACACTTTTCAATACGGCTTTTCTGTGAAGGCAATCCAAACTAGAACAAATACTGCCATATAGAACAAGACGACGAACCCGGTGCTAG